TAGTGATGCTGGTGTCGGATCGGAAACCGCGGCTGTAGCTTACTTCCAGATTACTGGAGCACCGGATGTTTCAAACTCAACTTATGCTGAGATTGATTTGGTGTGGAAAGCAGTGTATTATGTGCCAGATGGCAGTAATGCAGGTGCTATTACACCAGCTGACAGTTCGAAGATTATTCTTCGTGCTGATGCAGACTTACAGGTGGTTGGTTCAGCGTTCGCAGAAGGTGGCACTGACCCTGAGGGTTGGAAAGACGAGTTCTA